GGGGTGTTGCTGCGGTCGAACTCAGCGTAGCGACGCAGCGCGTCGCGCCTGAGCTTCGGGTCGTCCCATACGCCCGCCTCCATCATCGCCTGCTTGCGCTCGGCGGAGACGTAGACCTCGCGGCGCGTGGACGCCGGGGCGTGGTCGCCACGACCGCCCACCGGGGGGCCGCCGCGACGCTGGGTCTTGCGCTCGGGAGGAGCGTCGTCCTCCTCGGCGTTGAAACGATGAGGCAGGCGCTTCGAGGCGCGCTTCTCCAGCTCGTTCCAGTACTCGGTCGAGGCAGGGTCGTAGCCCTCCTTCGCGAGCCGGTCATCGATGGCGAGCATGATCGCGCTGTCCTCGTTGCCGCCCTGCGGGTCGTACCAGCCGCGATTGCGCTCGATGAACTCCTTCGCGCGCATCTCGACCAGCGGGTCGATCTTCTGCTCCTGCGGCCGCTGCGCGCGCTCGGCGATGGCGCGACGCTGGGCGTCGAGCTGCTGCGCCTCGTTCATCGCGCGGTCGCGCAGGCGGATGGCGTCGCGCGCCACCTCGCCGTTGCCGGTCTCGACGGCCTTCGCGAGCGCCTCCTCGGCCTGCCGCGCGCGATACACGGCCTCGTGGAGCCGCTGGTCGATCATCTGCGCCGACTGGCCGAGCTGACCGTTCTCCAGCGACGCCAGTCGCTGCGCCAGCTCTTGGTTCTGCCGACGCAGCGCCGACAGCTCGGCCGCGCTGCGCTCGCGCGCCTCGCGCTGCGCCGCCTTGCGGTGCTTCTTCTCCTCGCGCCGACGTGCGCGGATCGCCTCGCGATCTTCGCCGTCCTCGTCGTCGTCGTCCTCGCGCTGGTCTGCGGCGAGGCGCTCGTCGCCGTCGTCCGCGTCCTCGGCGGCCTTCTCTTCCCTCGCAGCGGCCTTCTTTTCGCCCTCCTCCTCGTCGTCGAGGGGCATCATCTCGCCAGCCTGCTTGGGATCCTCTTCGTCCAGTGTCTCGCGTGCCATGTCTCGCTCCTTCAGCAAGATCAGATGAAGGCCTTCACGGCGAGCGGATCGCCCGTGAACCGGCCCACGATGTCGAGGTCGTTGAACACGACGAACAGCGCCTTCCCGGCGTCGCCCATCGGCACTTCCCAGCGGTCGCCGCCGTACTTCGGCACGCGCACGAACTCGCCCGGGTCGCACCAGATGCCCTCGGCCCACGGCTGCATCGTCTCGCGATTGCAGAACGCGAGCGGGCCGACCGCGCGCACGAGCGCGACCTGAGTGTTCCACTTCTCGGTGTCCTGCGTGTCCTCCGGCAGGATCAGGCCCGACTTCGTCTTCTTCATCGGGTTGCGGATCTGCACCACGACGCGCGAGCCGTATGGCTCGAACATCGGGTTCACGTCGGGGAAGGCGAAGTCGTGGTCGCCATTCCATGCGAAGCCCAGCCCGGGGCGTTGCTTCGCGTCGGCGACACTCGCCGACAGGGTTCGCGCAACACGCGCGACAGTCTTCAGCGCAGCCGTCACAGCTCGCTCTCCTTTCTGTCGATGTCCTTGAGAACCGCGTCGATCACATTCAGTGCCTGCTGCAAACCGGAGTAGATGCCGCATACCCGTCCGTACTCGAACGAGTCGCGTCCTGCGGGGGCTTGCAGCGCGCCATGAGCAGCTCTCGCTTGCTCGGCTTTCAGCGCACTTATGATCCGCTCGATCATGTTACCGCCGTGGTAACCTGTTCAGCAAGAGGCTTTCTTGCCGCCCTTCACCGAGCCGCCCTTCGCCATCGCGGCGGGCTTCTTGCCCATCGCCATCTGCTTGTGCTGGGAGATCGGTCCCTTGCTCTTCGCCGCCATGTCGCTTCTCCTTCAGTACGCTGGGATGTTGAGGGCATTCTGCTCCGACGCGACCATCGCGCCGAGTTTGCCCTCGTCGAGCTTGTGGTCGCCGCACCAGTCCGCCTCGAAGACGGCGGGGAAGCCGTTCATCGTCGGGGCGTGCTTGCGGCATCGTCCGAGGCTGCCGTTCTGGTCGAGGCGTGCCGGGTTCGCTTCCTTCAGGAGGAACCACATGCACGTCTCGCACCTCAGACCGGCGGCTCGGTGCTTCCAAGGGTCGCCGGACACGGGTCAGCCCTCGCGCTTCTCGTTCGCCCTCGGGGCGGTCTGCTCGTTGAGCTGCATCCCGATGGTCGTGAAGACCGGGGCCACGTCGGAATAGGGCAGACGCCCCAGCGCGTGGATGATGACGTTCACATGCGCTTCGCTCAGTCTCAGAACGAAATCCATCGTCCTTCTCCTCTCACGGTGATGGGTTGATGCCGGTGCCGGTCGAGACCGCCACCCTTTCTCCGCTGGCGATCTCCAGAGCTGCGAGGTCGCGTGCGGTCTGGTTGTCGGCATCGTTCATGCCGACGCGCGCATCGACCTCGAAGGTCGAGCGCTGGTTCTCCTGTTCCTGCCTGAACTGCTCGGCCTGCATCTTGGCCGCGCGGTCCTTCTCGCGGTCGGCGATGCGCGCCGCGTCAAGCTGCGCCTTCGCCTGATCGGCCTGCGCCTTGCGCGCCGTCTCCGCCTGCGAGGCCTGCGCCGCGAGGATGGTCGGATCCTGCGGCATCTGCGGCTGCATCGACTGGATGTACTGCATCGCCTGCGCGATGATCGGAGGAAGACCGGCGAGAGCCTGCTGGCCTTCGGCGATGACGCGCGACGACGCGGTCGCGAGCAGGATGTCCATCTCGCGCGACACGTCGTCGTCCTTGTCCATCAGCTCCGAGATGTCGGTGCCGGTTGCCGCACTGGTAACCTCGAAGACATGGCTCGCATACCAGAGCGTGACGTGATCCTTGATGTGTTCGAGGATCGCCGGGACGAAGCGCGGGGCGATGATCGGGCTGCCGCCGAAGACCGGCGACTGCATGAAGTCGAGATGCACCTGTATGTGCGCGAGGTGCTCCTGCTCGGGGAACGCGACCACCGGCCGCCCCATCGTCGCGGCGACGTTCTCGTTCACCGCGTTCATCTTCTTCGGCTCCTGCTTGTCCAGCAGGAGCTTCTCGCTCTCGGGGATCTTCAGCCGACGCAGCAGCAGCTCCTCGACCTTGCGGATGTCGTAGAGCTGCGGCAGCGCCGCCGCGCGCGCGACCACGGCTTGGATCTGCGCGAAGCGCTGCGTCTCGGAGAAGATGTTCGGGTCGGAGACCGGGATCACGTCCACCGGCCCCTCGTAGTCGGCGCGCCGCACGATCAGCTCGCCGTCCTCCTCCACCAGCACCTTCTCGTCGAGGTACATGCGGTTGAGGCGATGCAGCACTTCGAGCGTGCGCTGCATGGCGACGTGCAGGCGCGAGTGGATCGCGGAGAACACCGTCATGCCCTGCTCGATCAGGGCGAGCGTGGTGCCGACCGGCATGTTCGGGTTCGCGCCGTCCGACAGGTTCTCGAACGTCGTCCGCACGACGCCGCGACCCGACTCAAGCAGGAAGCCGAGCAGCTTGAACAGCACCTCGCTCGGCGGGTTGAACGGGACCGGCATGGCGAGCTTGCGAACGTCATCCACGTTCAGGCCGCCCTCGATCTCCGTCACGCCGGTCGCGGTGAGGTTCAGCGACTGGCCGCCAGCCGTGCCGCCCTTCAGCTTCAGCAGCGTCGGGAAGTTCTGGATGTGGGCGCTGTCGAGCAGCGCGCGCAGCGCGCCGGTAGCGGCACCGGAGAGGCCGCCGATCATGTGCGGCAGCCCGATGGGGTACGCCCCGCGCCACGGGACGAACGGCCACTCGACGATGTGCGTCAGCTCCTCGCGCAGCTCGTCTTCCTCGTCCCAGTTGCGATACACCGACAGGACATCCTCGGTCGCCTTGTCGATGGTGATGATGTACGGGCACGGCGCGCCGTCGTCGTTGTCCTCGATGTCGAGGTGCGCGTAGATCTCGAAGATCGTGCGAAGCCCGTCGCTGTTGTAGGGATCCGCCTCGCGGCCCTCGATCTTGTCGTTCGCCGCCTGCGACTTCGACTCCTCGGGCAACGGCGGGTCGGGCGGGAGATCCACGTCGCGATACATGCCCGCGCGCACGCGGCTCTCGTACTCCTGCCGCGTGATGTACTGGACGTGCGTCTTGCGCTCGGCCGAGTAGAACGATGTCGCCGCGAACGGGATGTACACGTCGTCGATGGGGACGAAGAGCGCGGTCGGGCGCTTGCGCCGCTTGTCCCAGAACAGCTTGAGGTACTGGCCGCCGCCGAGGGGGAGCTGCGTGAGGAGCTGCTCCAGCTCGGGCCGGAACTCCTTCATGGAGACCGTGAGCTGGCGGTTCATGTGCTTGGTCTTGCGCTGCGCCTTGTCCAGCTTCTCCTGCGTGACCTCGCCGGGGATGAAGTCCTTCACCGGCCCGGTCGGCGGGAACAGCTCCTTCATCGCGCGTGCAGCGAAGTCCACGCACGCCTCGGTGAGCATCGGATGCACGACGCGGCTCGCGCCGTCGAACTGCGCTCCGCCCGGCGCGTCATCGCCAAGCCCGGTGCGTCGCAGCCCCTCCTCGTACTGCTCGTCGCGCTTCTCGCGCGCCTTCTTGTCGCGCTCGACATGCTCCAGCAGGGCGACCGCCGCATCGCGCAGGGTCGTGGGGTCGAGCGTGTCGGCGAGGTTCTCGTAGAACTCGCGCTCGCCCTCCGCCGGTCCCTCGTCGAGCGTGACGATGGCGCCGCCATCCTCGGTGTCGCGCACCTCGGCGTCGTCATCGATCTCGAAGCTCTCGTCCTGATCGGCCATTGTCGCCCTCGAAAGTTGCCGGAATGGTATCCGCGTTTAGACGCCGAGGCAAATCAGGAGATCTGGCCTGAGTCCACGGCAGCTTCGGCAGCGTTTCCAAGTTCAGCCGCTGCTGCTGCGGCTGCTGCTGCAGCATCGGCGTCTTGATCTCCGGTCCCCGGCCCGGTGGCGCCACCACGCGATGGCGCAGTGCCTGCGATGGCGTTGTCCACGAACGAGTAGTCGATGGGCGTGCCGAACATCCCGAAGCTGAGATTGTTCGCGATGCCTGATGCGATCTGCCCTGCCGTCAGGCCGGGGAACGAGTAGCCGGGGTTGGCGCTGCGCGCGGCGTCGAGCGCCGAGTTCAGCTCGCTTGCCTGCATCGCAGTGCCAAGCGCCGTGCCAGCGAGGCCGAGGCCGGGGATCCCGGTGAACATGGATCCGAGCTGCCCGACGAGACCCAGCGCGCGTCCGGCGTTCATGCCGGGGATCGAAACGCTGCCGGTCTCCACCGGAGATCCTCCGCTCGCGTCGCCCGCGCTGCTTCCGCCTCCACCCGGCGTGAAGCTCGACAAGCCGCCAGAGATGACGGCGTCAGACTGCTGCTGCGGCGTGGGCCACGAGTACTCCATCACCGGAGACGACGCGCGCCACGCATCGGTCGTGACCTGCGGCCTCATGCCGTAGGTCAACATGTCGTTGCTCACCCCCGACGATGCGGGCCACGCATCGGTCATGACCTGCGGCCTCATGCCGTAGGTCAGCATGTCGTTGCTCACCGCGCCGCCATCGGCGTAGCGCCGAACGACTTCGATGGGGTCGTCAGAGAACATGACGAAGTTGTGCGTTCCAGCGCCTGCGCCGCGAGAGCCTTCATCGAGATATTGGATGCCGGGGATGCCAGCTTCGAGAAGTGTTCGGGAAGTATCCTTGATCCCCTTTGGACTTGAGAAATATTCGGAATCAGAGCCAGACATTTTGTGAGCGATGTTGAAGTAAGCGTCCCCTCCACTTACGGAGCGCCCGTTTCCGTTTGCATAGCCCGGCTTTGCCCAATTTGCAGTTGGGAACAAACCGTTGACGATTTCCCTGAAGATGTTCGACTGGCTCTCGATTGGCTTGTCCCAATCGAGCAGCTTCTCGCGCGGCACATGGAGGTTGACCTCGTACATGTATCCGGGCGGCCGAAGTTCATATCCACCACCAACAAGACGATCAATTTCGGACGTGACATTCCTGAACCTGTCTTTCAAGAACTTGTCGCTTTCGATCAGCTTCTTGGCTCGATTTGCATCGCCCTTTGCCTCGGACAGGAAGAACAGCGCGTCCTGCGTGTCCATCCCCCATTTGTCGAGTTCCTTCGTCGGCACTTCTGTTCCATTGAGATAGACAGCATGGTTGATCGGACCGTCGTATTTCCAAGACAGGAGGTCGCGATAGCTTTTCGCGACCGGCTCGTGCTCCGCGAAGTACAGTCCGTGCCCGTAAGCCCGATTGCCCTCGCCCGTGCCGATCTTCGAGATGTCGAACTCGTCGAACTTGTACGGCGTGCCGTGATAGGCGCGGATTGGTTCCGCGACGCGCACTAGCGCGCCGCGTCGGAAGCGCGCGAGGCCGCCCTCATCGACTTCACCGCCATCGGCGTAGCCCCAGCGCTGCCTGACGACATCGTCGAACGACTTCAGGATCTCGTCCGTCGCGCCGGGGGTCGTGAAGGGCTTGCCGTCCACGGTCCAGAGCGTCGTGTTCGGATCGAACTGCGTCCAGACCTTGCCGCGCCCGACGCGATCCAGAAGGCGCTCCGTCAGGATCGGCGAGAGGTTGTTCGCGAGCACGAGCTGGTTCGCGCGTGTCTCGAACGCGGGATCGGCGAGCTGCGCGCGCCGGAAGAAGTCGGGGTCGTTCGCCAGATCCCAGTTGATCTGCTGCTTCAAGCCGAAGCGATGCGCCGACTTCGCAAGGTCCGGCCGCGTGAAGATGAGCGAGCGCGACGAAGTGTCGGGGAACGTCCCCTCGATCCCGTGCAAGTTCGCGTGGCCGCCGATGTCGCGGCCGATGAACGACGACATGTCGAAGTCTGGGTTCGACGGGATCGCGGCCGTGTTCGGGTGCGTGTGCATCGTGACGCCGAAGCCGTGCGGGCCGGGGGCGTGATACGGATCGACATGCAGCGCGGACGGGTGCTGGAGCATCGTGCCTGCGTTGGGGCGCGGCTTGATCAGGTCGATCTCGTGCGGGCCGCCGGACAACACGTTGCTCGCGAACACCGGGACGTTGCGCGGGTCGCTCGCGACAGAGAGCGCGACCGGATCGGGCGCGGAGAAGAAGCCGTGCTCGATGTTCTTGTTGATCGTGTCCTGCGCCGCGCTCGACCATGTGTGCTTGGTGCCGGGGATCGAGTAGTCGATGGCGTCGAACACCTCGCTGATGTCGCTCGGCAGCGGGACGTTCCTGATGTCTCTCTCGGTGGACGCGCGTTCGAGGTTCTCCGCGACCTTCTTCGCCTCCTGACGCGAGAGCTGCCCGCCCGGGCGGACCTTGCCGCCGCGTTGGTATCCCTCCATGCCGAGCGAGGCGTAGATCTTCGCCATCACGCTCTCGGGCGCGGTGTTGGGATCGATCACGATCCCCGCGTCCTCCGGCTGGTCCGCGATCTCCTGATCGCGCATGAGCGCGTTCTCGTCTTGCAGCTCGCGCATCATGCGCTGGAGCACGGCATCGTCGTCTTCGACCGAGCCGCCTTCGGCGTACCTGAAGTCGCCCTTGCTGCCATACGTCACGTCGCGGCCGACGACGAGAGGACCGACCTGCACGACCTCGTCGGCGCGCGTGACGGGCTGCATCGTCTCGCGGTCGTAGAAGTAACCGTGGCGCTCGGGATCCATCCCGATCTGGCGCCAGCGCTGCGGCTCTTCGAGCGCCTGCATCATGCGCGCAAGCGCCTCGTCGTCGCTCATCGGGTTCCACTCACCGCGCATCACCGCGAATGGAGCCTTCGGTCCGCCTGCGGCGACATCGAGCGCCTTGCCCTCCGGCACGATCATGCCGACGTTGCGCGCGGACGACGTGGACGAATACGCGGTCGGCTGCTTCGTTTGCGGACGATGCACCGAGTTCACCCATGCGCCGCTGCGCGTGTACGCAGGGATGTCGAGCCGCAGCTCGGCGCGCTCGCCAGCGGGGATGTCTGCCGTCGCGCCGTACTGGGCGCGCTTCGTCTCGGAGAGCGCGGCGAGCGCATCATCGCGCGATGTCGGCATGGGCGCGCTCTC